CGAAGTCTGAAGTAGCTGAGTTGTTAGAAGTCATCGTGAAGATCAGAGATACTTCGGTTTCATCCTTGAAAGCATCCCGAGCAACTACATCGCTGAAATAGATAGACATTGAACCGTCTACAGTAGCACGACCGTTGAAAGCTTCAGCAATAGAGTTAGAACCAAGCACCGTAGCGTTTGAGATATTACGGTTGATGTTGAAGCTAGCGTCAGTAATCAGAGCAACTGGAGTACCACCAAACACGACAACACCGTTAACACCGGTAAGAATACCAGAAGTGCTAGCAGCAGTAGGTGAAGTGAAATACTGCGTAGTACCAGTTTGAGTAAGGTCTTTACCCATCATGCTAATGTCTACAGTAGCGATACCAGTAGCAGGAATGCTGACACCGATGGTGTTAACCTTGACGCCGGTATAGACTTCTGATTGAGCAATATCACCGAAGAACTCTTCAACCGTGAAGCTGTCGTTGGTGTGACCGGTTAGGGGCACGAAAGACTTCTTACCGACTACTTGCAGAGTAGCTAGAGCGGTAGATACGCTAGGGGTCATTACTGAGCCGTTAAGCACGTCAACAGTAAGCACCGTAGCAGTAACTAGAGTAACCAGCAGGTTCTTAGCTACAACGTTAGCATTAAGGCCGGTACCACCGATACGGATAACGTCGCCTAGACGAACACCATCGGTAATGTTTGAGCCGGTAGAACGGGTAATCGTGTATTGACCAGCAGTAGGGCCAGCGACAGTAAGGTTACCTAGACCAGCAGCAACTAGCGAAACACCAGCTACGAAGTCTTTGCTAAGAGCAGCAGCCATTAGATCGGCGTAAGAACCAGGGCTTAGTTCGCCTGAGATTGAACCGTCAGCAGTACGAACGCCGTGACGCATATCGGCTACTTGGTAATCGGAGCGTAATTCGGCGCTCTGATACGAATCTTTGGACAAATTGAAGGCCGCTGTGACGCGACGTAGCTGGCGACCACCGGTTGCGCCCGCCAATGTGCCATACACCGATTCCTTTTTTAGAGCAACGATCTTAGAAATTCCGCGAGAGATCATATGGGTTATCCTTTTAGTTTAATTAGTTAACATTTGCAAATGTTCTTGTTTCAGGTACAAGCTACCTTTTCTTTTCTGCAAAGACCCTGTTTGCAACAGTGCTTATAAGCTGTTAGCATTGCTTCACCGTACAACTTACCGGAGCAGCAAATGCAGACCAACAGCACCAACACCAGCTATAACACCGATGAAATCCTGAACGATCTTATTGAACGTATCAGCCTGCTTAACATCAGCAAGGATGTTTCGACGGTTAAATCCGCACGTATCAAGCTGCTGCAAGCTAATGCTTTGATCCTGCAAAAACTCAGCGAGACTTCTCAATCTGAAGTTAGCTCTGCGCAGGTGATTGATTACTGCAGTTTGATTATTGAGCAAGCACTAGCAGGTCAAGCTCAGTCTGCAGTACCTGAACAGCTTATTACTACAAAGAACAAACATACTAGTAGTTATATCAAACAAGCTATAAGCAATTACACAGACAAGTTCAGCGATAGCAATAACCTTCTGCAGCTAGCTTGCAAGCAGATCAACAAGTCAAAGACTATTGCTGAACTGAAAGCTGCGCTTAAGGTGTACGCACAAGCAGCAGAACTGACTACCGAACTGCAGCACCAAGTAGAGCACTCTGAATGGCTTAGCAGTCAAGTAGACGAACTCGATCAGCAACAACGTCAGTCTCTGGACTACAAGCAGAAGTTCAACGAGGTCATCAACGTCATGGATGCTAGCGACGAAGACTACTTCCTGCTGGTAGAAGCCGAAGCAATGATTAAGAACAACAACCTGACGGAGACTGAAGCCTGCAAGGTGCTTGGGATTACCCGAAGCAAGCTGAACTGGCTGCGTAGCAAGCAATCTTGATCTGCAGGCTTTGTACGTAACGTGTACGTAAACGGTCTTTTTAGGGTACAAAAGTCTATAGACAAACTATGGGTACAGCTTCCGATGTACGTAACGTGTACGCTAGGGGTTGTTTTCAGACATAAAAGTCTATAGACAAACCTACCCTAAACTGATGTTTGTACGTAACGTGTACGTAAACGGTGTTTTTGAGGTACAAAAGTCTATAGACTTCTTAGGGGTACACCGTCTGCTACGCCTAAGCTACCGTACATCTACCGATCAGCTCCAGCACCAAGCACTAACCAAGTCACTAAGACAACCACAACTAAACGGTAAGCTATCGTACTTGCTATAGTTCTATTATGGTTTTACTACCTATACAGCTAAAGCGTCAGCTTACCGTTATCCACCGTTTCCAATAGTTTTATAGTTTTTATTATTTTGTACTAATCAACTACCAAACACTTCAGCATACCAGTTGACTAAAACTGGAACGATTACTCTATCTCCAACAACTACAGAACCCTGAATACTAGGAGTACCATCAACTACTACAGTAATGTCTTGCTCTACTAGCGTAGTACCTCTAGCAAACCAAGCTCTCGTAAGATCAGCCCGTGCTAATACTTCACCAGTACCTCTGTTAGTTGGATAGCATAGGAACAACTGCAGTTGACCTTGTTCTTTGTAGTGCTGTTGACCTAGGGTATTGTTGTCTGGCGTCTGTGCGATTACTTGTACACGTTGATAAGGTACGGATTGCACAGGCTCAAAGCTAACTGCTTCATAAGCTGTAGGTAGAACCGGAGTTAGCGCAGCTAGGCGTTGCTCTAGAGCTTTCTTGATTTTGACTAAGCTCATTAGTTCTGGTTCCTTTTATTATGTATTATGATTCGTTATAGAATCTAACCAAGTCTTGTCTGTAGATATTCTCAATATCTGCAATAGTAGGTTCTGATATACCATTAACAGCCTGCTTAGAATATCCTTTTTCCAACGAACCAAACATCGGATTACTCCATCCCGGAGTATTAACGTAAGGTGTAATGTTGGTTAGATACACGGTATCACCTAGCTTAAAGCCTTTGCTTTGCTCTTGCATACTACCTGCAGTTACTGTACCAGTAGGGTCAGCTTCTGCTCTAGCACCACCAATCTTTTGGTAGTTCATGGTCATCCACCATCCAGCTTTAGCATGCCCTGCTACTGGCGTAAACCCAGCGTTTAATCTAGATCGTAGGTTGTACAAACCTGCGTATTGTTCTGAGTTACCTAGCGGGGTGTTATGAATAGCAGCTACAGCAAAGCTATAAGCAAACTTCTGCACCATGCCAGTTAGCTTACGTTGTACCTCTAGCTTGTACTGCTCTAGTTCGGCTAAGAGTTTGTCTGTGTTTAGGATGATCTTCATATAGTCCTATATGCCTCTACAAAGCTCTACAAGCCGCTGTAATACCTTCAGGCTACCCTAAGCTATCTACAGCGGTTATAGCGGCTTGTAGGCTGTTCTAGAGCTTTGCAGAGCTACTAAGCTACACCAATTAGTCTATACAAAACCACAGCACCATGAGCAGCATGTTCTTGCACTGAATCCAGCTTGAACATCTTACCGTTGAACTCTAGCGTATCCTGCGGCTTAGGTACTACTGATAGCAAGCTAGCTGCTACGTAGAACATTGCGGTTTCTTTACCTACCAGATGCGGTTGATTAAACTGCGTAGCTAGAAACTGCCGCTTATACACCTTGACGGTATAACTAGCTGATGTGTTACTGGCCGTGCCTGTAGCTGGGTTATACACACCGGTAGACGTACTGCTGTAAACAGCATCAATACCGTGTCGGTTAATAGCAGCGATTACTGTTCTATCAAACTGATTCATAATCAAACTAGACTAAAGAAGTCGTTGCTTGTAGTAACTGGCGTAGTCTGATATTGACCTGCTGTAGTTACTACGTTGTTATCGCTGTTATCTACGTTAGATTGCATATCAGATTTAGAGATATTACCAGCGTAGACTTTAGACAACGTAAGAGCAGGGTTCATATCAGGGTTCTTGATATAAAGCTGCAGGGCTTCTTTATAGGCAAACGCTGCCTTACTACCTTTGATACTAAGAATATCTACGGATTCATCACCACGCATACTAAGCTGGAACAAGATGATTCTTGCAGCTTCCATTGCTGAACGGTTGATGGATTGGTTGTTTCGGTCTAGTAGATAGGTAATCTCATCGTCTGATAGAAAGTACAAACCAGGGGAGTTATCCTGTACTAACAGACGGACTTGTTGGATTGCTGTTAATGCCATAGGGTTCCTTTATTGGTTTATTCTTTAGGTAATACTTTAGATAATACTGTAGATAGAGCACTGGATTAACCTTTGCTCTATGTGCAGGATTAGTTAGATAGGTGACGGTCTGTATACCCAGCACCAGATTCGTTCAGTTTTGAAATCTCAGAAGCTCTCCAATCTGCTGCCATTTGTAATGCTATATCACGACCGTGTTTGTAAGAACTAAATTCTTTCTGTTTCTGTTTTCCAGTTTCTAGATAAACTGTAGCTACAAAAGTTGTAAAATCAAGCCTTTTACGCTTTACTTCAGAGACACCTAGAACTCCAGTGTTACTACTAGTTTGGAGTCTAGCCGCATTACGCATGTTTAACTTTTGAGACACTTGCCGCAGATTTTCAATTCTGTTGTTTAATGAGTTTCCATCAATGTGGTCAATGACGTGTTCTGGAGATAGATCATTAAACATTGCATAGATGATTCTGTGCATATACCACTTAGTTCCATCAATATCTAGCGACCACCTTGGCCCCCGCTTGTCTGTAACAGAGCCGTCTTTCTTGCCTGCGGGTTCGCCTGCTTTTTTGTATGTCCTGCCGTTTACACCTACAACATCGTAAGCATACCTAGCACCGGTTGGACTTGTTGCACAGTAATAAAATCTCTGAAGAATATCTGAGCTAATCTCTTTAGTTACAGAAGAAAGCGAACTGTTAATTAGATTACTTGTAGTAAACAACAATCTAGTCTCTAACGACAACGCTTCACTGCTTGTGAGATTATCTTTAATTATTTCTGAGTACCACTCTCTACCAGAAGTAACTTCGTTCCATTTAGCTGACCGATTCTCTAAACTATCTATGCGCTTACCGCACCCTTTTCCAATGTAGAACAGTTCGCGGTTGTCCTTGAAATAGTGTCCGTACACGTAGTATTTGTTCATTCGTTCCTCTCGGAGATTCTACTTTATAAGGTGTAGCAGGACTGGTAGATAGTCAGTCTTTTCCCTCCGTCGAGGTAGCTACAAATTCATTCTATCTTAAGGCCCTGTGTACGTACAGAGCAAGACCCTAAGATAGAAGGGGATAAACCCCTTCTTAGATCAACTAGTGATTAGTTGCTTGAGTAGCCACGAACAACAGTAGCAGGACGGCGAAGCAGTGACAGATGGTTGGACTCTGACTGAAGCAGAATACCTTCATCGCGTGGGTCACGATACTGGAAGGCATACGCTTCCTCGCCTAGCGTGTTAGCAAGAGCTAGCTTGTTGGCTGGCGAAAAATAGGTCACGAAATTTGAGGTGCCAGTAGGAACAAAGTAGCAATCACCGGCAGGCAGGAGCTGCCCGTTCCCGTAGGAAGTCCTATTTTCTAAAAATGTGACGCTGCCGAACTCGAACTGACGGTAAATACCAGAGCCTAGGCGGTTACGCAGGGGTTCTTGAGTTGAGCTGTAATACTTGAACGCTTCCTTGACACCAGCTTGAGCAATCAGCTTTGCGAAGAACACAGGGCTGCAGATAGCAACGATTGACGTGATAATGTCACCTGACAGTTGGTTGTCTTGGATATGCGCAACAACTTCTTCAATCTTAGCCATTACGTCAGTTGTAGACGTACCAAGAACGAAGTCAACTTCCTTACGGGTTACACCGAAGCTGGTGTAGAAGTTACCAGCAACCGTACCGTTAGGTGCGTAGATATTACCGGTAGTCAGAGCGTAAGTACGAGCAGTCTCTAGAGTAATAGCATGGTTTAGACGAATGCGCTCTAGCTTACGGGCGATAACGGCAGCTTCTTGTTCTGCTTGGTCAGAGCCGTATGCGCGCTTACCTTGCAGGTCTTGAGGCGTGATGGCGTCGTCAAGACTAAAATGCGGCACTCCAAACGCGTGGATAGTGCGGGTATCGTCCTTGTTAACGTTGTTACGAACACCGCGAACAGTATCAGGAATAACGCCTAGAGTACCGTTGTTTGCTTCTACGGTAATAGTATGCTGTGTAACTGACTCGGTTGAGAACAGACCTAGCTCGTTGAGCAAGCCAAATTTATTTGCTACAAGGTTAAGTTCTTGAGTAAGGTCAACTACTTCAAACGGATTGGAATATGAGCGAATGACGGCCATTTTTATATTTCCTTTATTAACTTGTTATTTTAGACTGCGTTGTTGCACTGGATACCCTTAGCTTCGAGCGAAGCATAGACCACAGCTTTTTCAGCATCTAGGTCATAAGAAGCATCTAGAATCAGACCAGCCTTTGAAACAACAGCAGGGCCTTTAATCAGGACTAGGAGCAGAGTGTCAGTGTTAAGCGCAACAGTCTTGTCCTCAAGAAGAATAGCGTCAGCAGTTTGTGAACCATCTGAAGCGGTTTGAACAGCTACCTTGTACTTACCACCTGAAGTGACTTTTCCAAGGACTGTACCCAGCTTAAGATCACCAGCAGTACCGTTGTACGTTACTTGAACGCGGGTGTAGCCCATTTCAGGCCAGAGTTCAGCCTTGACTACGTGGGAAAAGCGGGGGCTTTCAGTGTATAGTTTGGTCATTTTATATTCCTTTATCTAATTACTTAACAGCACGGGCCTTCAGCACCCGAGCAATAGCAGATTCTTTAACCACGTCAGCTTCATCTAGCTGCGTACCTTGCTCTTGGAACAGCGCAGATTTCTCTACTTGAGCCTGCATTTCAGCAAGAGCTTTCACAACAGCAGTAAACTCTGCTTCGTCTTCTACTAGACCAACTGCCTTGAACAGCACATCAGCCTTAGCATCATCCTTAACAGCAGCCTTAACTAGCTCTAGGCGAGCCTTGGTTACAGCTTGCTTTTCCTTCAGCTTGAAATCAGCGATAGCATCTAGAGCTTTCTGAAGTTCAACGCGGTGTTGTTCGTTAGCTTTCTCTAGAGATTGCTTTGCAGCTTCTAGTTCCTGAGTCTGTGCTTCTAGAGCTTTCTGAACGACTGCAAGCGCAGACTTCTCTACTAGCTCAACGTCTTGCTTTTGCATCGGTTG